CTTGCTCTATGGCTTTGCGTAGCGCACGTTCTTGTTCCAAATCGGCAGCAAGGTTCGCATACCTCTCAGCCAGTTGCTCGTACTGTTTTAGGAGGACTTGGGGGAGTGTGGATGTGGCGACTGACATAATGGGTCAAGAGTAGATCACCCTTTAGTGAAGGTCAAGCATCCTCAATCTCGGTACAGATATTCGTACAGTTTGATCGCCGACTTGTCGAGGTGTAGTTCTGACACCGAAGTTGTGTAGCCAAGCCCGGAACAGAACACTTCCCACCAATGCCATCGCATACGGCCAAATAAGGCTTGAGGGATACCCATTGACTCATACCAAGCCGAGGGCAGTCCAGCAGCTTTCAACAGCCCTTTCGGTACAGGCCCAAGAGTGACCGAAATATGGGTCAGCACTACAGGAACATGAGGGGCGCGTTGTGCTGCAATAGTCAACTGCTCCCAAGGGCAACCGAACGCATCAAGGTCAATGATGTCAAACACCGTCAAATCCATCCCCTTCATGGCTTTACGGTTGTCACCCATAATCACGTTGGGGTTCACATATTTGCGTTTCTCAATACCGACCGTTGTTACTTGCAGTTCCGGGCGTTGCCGTTGAATCTCTTTCCACACCAGCCCCTGACCAGCGAACGCATCAAGCACATGGATTTTGTTCTTGCCGATCTTGTCTATGAGTTCCAGGCGTAAGCGAACCTTCGTGCGTAGATGGCTGTTTTCGGTGAAAACCTGTCGCATTAGTTGTTTGCTGTAACTATCTCGACACCATCAACACCCTTACAAGCCTTCTCAATGGCCGCAGTAATCATCCCTTGCTGAGAAGTAGGGGCTTTAACCAGCCAATAGCAGTATTGGAAAGGATCAAGGTTTCGTTTCCTTTTATCGTTCGGTGAGTCCGTTACATCAGCAATGAGTTTGTCAAGGTCGTTCGCATCAAAGCCTGTTCCCGCCAAAGTGTCATCAGAAATCACATCCCGGAGCAGTCGAGTCAACTCATCGCTGTCATACACAGCGAAGTCAGACGTGCGATTGTCTGCCAACAAAATCTTTTTCGCTTGCAAATCATCAACATCCACGACCATTGCCGGGATTGTTTCCATTCCACATTGCTTGGCCGCTTGCCAACGATGGTTGCCAGCCAAAATCAGCATCGTGGACTTCTGAACAACTATTGAACCGTAAAAGCCGTTTGCCTTAATAGATTCAACGATCTTGGCGACATTGCCCTTACGAGGGTTCGCTGGGTGAGGCTTAACGCTGTTGATGGGTAGATCCATCGCATTCGGTGTCTGTTCCACAGTTGCTCCTTAGTTGGTGGCTCCCTATGGGCGCGGAAAGGAGAAAACGCAACCCACAGGGAGAGGGAGTCCACCTGCCATATGACGATCAGGAGTGTATCAGAGAGCCGTATCGTGCGTAAGTGTCATCCAGGTTATTAGAAATATATATAATCTCTTGATTTTTCACTACAGCCCACTCAACTCCGTGCCAAGTTTTTTCTGTTTCGCGTTGCCAAATCTGATGGTTGCCTTCACCATCAATCACAACCCAAGGGTTCTCGCCGGGTGTAACCATCTCTACCATTGGGCGAGAAAGTTTGCGCCTTCGATGTTTTCCTGATCGTTCGGCTTCGGTTAATCCACCCCAAATGCCTTCTTCGCCTTCACCAGCTGCGAGACAAGGTTCAATAACCGAACAGCCTTCGCATATGGCTTTTGCTTGCAGTTCCCGGATCTTGCGCTCTATGTGCTTTTCGTCTTCTGAAGGGAAAAAGACCTGCGTATCCTTACCTCGGCAAGCAGCATTTTCCATCCATCGCATCCAGCGAACTCTAGTTCACGATGTAAAGGCTATGGGGTTAGAGTTTGTAAGCCCTGTCCATACGATCAACGAAAGATAGGTGACGGTAAGGAGTAGGTGTTTCCAACTCCCAATCATCCTCAGGCTCTTGCTCAAGTATGAGCATCCGTTTCTCAACGATCTCACCTTTGACAACCTTGAGATACATTCCCTCAGGAACTTCCCACACCTGAACCAAATCAACGTGTGCTTGATGGCAAGCAGTTTCTAAGATTTGTTTTGTTGAAGCGAACACCAACGATTTGTTTTTGGTATGGCCGATCCACAATGGTGAACCATCCAAACGAGCGAGGTGCATGGTTTTGGCATCGTTGGCTTCATACCAGCCGATTGCGGCCCTACCCCACAGTTCGCCTAAACGGTTGAGGTCATCAATGTTGGCGAGCAGTTGGAAGATGGCTTCTGAGTCCACTTGACCAATTCGTTCAACTCCGAGTGTCTCGAATACTTCATCATCGTTGCCGATGTGACCGTTGTGAACACCAATGATTCCTGGAACAACAATTGGATGATTGTTGGCAGGGTTATCTTTAGAGCCTTGGGTCGCATAGCGAGCGTGTAGCAACGCTGTACGAGTGTGCTTTGGGATGAGGTCAATGTTGCGATCAACGAAAATGTCTGCGTTGACTGGTTCTTTGACATAGTAGAGGTCTAAACCTATTTCAGTATTTTCTGACCAAACAGCCCCGGTAGCGTCACGACCTCGGCTTTGGATTTGGCGTAGCAGTTTGTCTGACAACAACCGTGTCTGAATGACTCGGTGATCGTTGTCGCTGATGCTGAAACCTGCGATACCACACATTGTTAGTGACCTCCTCTGAGGGTTGTTGCCCTCGCCTTTAGATATTGTGCGTCTGCATCGGTGAACAAGTTTTGTTTGTCTGCCAATGGCTTTACAAGGGTGTTGAGAACACCGAATACTTCGCCAGTTTCGTTGACCAATTCTTGTTCGGCCGCCGTGTAGTCCACGAATGCAATCAGGAACTTGACCCAAGCAGTAATTTTCTTGGAGTTCAATGAACCTTGGTGCAGTCGCACTTCATATGTGCCGTATTTGTTGAACGGTGTGATGTTGAGCGATGAAGTCCTGTTGACCTGATACTTGTCAGGGTCTGCCCCTGCCAAAATCATGTTCTGCCAACGACTGACCTCACGAGGAGCAACTGTGGAACAGTAGGTGTTGCCCCACCTGCTCCGAGCAACGAACTGTTGGATCATGGTTTCATTTTGATACCAACGACCAACCAATTCGGCTCGCTGTTCTTTGGTCATGTCTCGAACACCGAGGTGAACGTGTAAACCACAACTGCGACTTACACCACCACCAGCGTCTTTGATTGCTTTCATCACCTTTTTGATTTGAACGAAACCATCTTCACCTTGAAGTATCGGTGAGATCACTTCGCCACCTGAATACACAGAGCCGTCACGCTCAACTTTCCATTCCGTGTAACCATTCACACGAGCGTGACAGACTTCGCACACCGTTCCGTGATATGGAAGCACATGAATGTGTGCAACACCAAGAGCCTGAGCAACTTGATCGGCCACAACTCTGCGATCCATATTCACATATTCAATTTCAACACCATAGGTACGCATTGCAAGAACTTGGACTTGTGGAAGTCGTGTGTTCAAGATTTGTTGTAGTGCGCTTGGTGGAAAGTGTCTGTGTTGCGCGGCCAAACGACCTGCCTGTGAACGGCGAGGGTTTGGTGCTGTCAACGGTGGAAGATTGTTTACTCTCGCATGGCGAGAAGCAGACAGCCGGGCTGTTGACTCGTTGTTGAAGTTGAGTAGTTGGACAATAAATGTCCAAGACTCATTTTGGTTGACTCTGAGGTGATAAGCCTCTCGGTCACGATCCACTTGTGTAAGTGGCATTATTGGTGAGATTGTCGGCATCTCTTTCCTTTCCGTAGAACTCCCTGTCCTACATAGATCAGTATAGGGGCGAAACTATCCCTAAGTCAAGTCAGCCATTTCCGTATGAAAAATCTTGCCTTCCTCAACCAGCCTTCTGAACGACCTTGGAGCGACCTTGTAGTAGAGGGAGAGCGACCAAGCCCTCGCATCAGGTTCTACGTCGGTTTCCAGGTTTGAGAAGCCTTTGGCTTTGTTGTGCCGTTGTAGGGCATGACGGAACTCGTGGATCACGGTCACGACCGAAGGTTTGCTCATATGGATTGTGTTGCCTGCTGAACGGTAAAAACCCCATCCAGCTGCGCTGTCATCAATGATTACAGGCATAGGAATACCATACGCATTGGAGGCTTTTTGCACCCATTCCTGCATTTTGATCCATTTCCGGGAATCATTACAAATTGACCAATCTTTGAGCATTACTTTGGTGATCGCCAATGTTTCAGGTTTGAAGTTTTGGAACTTTCGGTGGTACTGCATTAGTGATCGTCACAGTTGCAGTCAGGTTCACAAACATTTTGTGCGAACTCTTCGAGTATGGCCATGAAAGCCATTTGTTGTTCTTCTTCTTCGGTCATATTGTCTCCTTGTTGTTTGGATTTGGTAACTCCGTAATTGAATGAAGGGTGTTTCCCACGCGACCCATAATGTACGAAACCGTCACGATTGAATCAACAGAAACTCCCTGTGTCAATCTTTTGATTTTTCTAATGTGTGCATCTCGCCAATCCGATGAATGTGATGGAACTCTCTCGTACTCGGCAATGAAGTCACCGAGCCTTACTGTTCTGTTGTGAAACCTTCTCACTTTTTCTCCTTTGTTTGAGGTTTATTTCCAGCAACTAGCAAAGTAAGCAACATCGCCTACCACATCACAGAAAACACCGAAGTGTTCTGCTTCTACAACTTCGCTACCTTTTGCTTGACCTGATACAACTTTCCTAATGCGGCGAACCAAATAGAGGTCAGTCCAATCAAGCGTCACTTCTACTGAACGATTTTGTGCAACTGGAAACGAAACACCAATTGGATAAGTTTCGCCTTCGCTGTCCGTGTAATTGATCACAGATCCACGACCACCACTAATTGCAAACACGTTCATGTGACCCATTTGCGTGAGAAGGATTTTGGGATCTAATTCCCTGCCTTCCCGGATAACTGTTTCTGCTAACGGTTTCATATTGTCTCCTCTACTTCGGCACAACATGATTTACAGCACAGAATCCAGCCTTCGTTGCCGTCATCCATATATGTTGACATTGCTTCACAACACGATGTAAGGGTTTCCATGATTTCTCCTTTGTCCTTGTCCGTCAGACTCCCTGCCTGACAAGACGAGTATAGGGGCGAAACTATCCCTAAGTCAAATACCTATATTTGCGCTCGAACATTGGCGTTCAGGGTTCTCAACGCATCCACCGATGTGCGAAGCGACAACAATTTCTCTCGTTTTGCCTTGACCAAAGCCTCAGCAATTTTGAACTGGTACAGGTTGTCAGACATCGCCAAATCTGCGACTGCTTCACGATTGCGAATAGATCCGTCAGCCGACAAATATGCTTTCGCCCACATTGCTTTGTGTGTTGCCTCAGTTTCAGCTGCTCTTTGAGCAAGAACTTCAAACTCTTCGGTGTCAGATTCCAGGTTGGAAAGAAGACGCATGATCTCTTCTTCTATCTGTCCTTGTGTGATCGGGCCGTTTCTCATTCTTCCGGGTGCTTCCGTAAATCGGCGAACAAAGCTTGATCAGTTACGCCACAAGCATCCGCAATCTGACGATAAGGAACTCGTTTCTCGCGCAAACGGCGAACCACCTTGCGACGTTGTTTACCTAAGCGAACAACTGACTGCTGGTGTTCTCGCATCATCTGTGTCAGCAAACGACATTTTTCTAAATCGTCTTTCTCGCTGTCATGCTGTATAGCGTCATCTGTGATGACAATTTGTGGTTCCATAACCCCTCCGACCGTGTTCGGCAGATTATAGGGGGGTAGTGTTACGCCTCTAGCGACCTCAAATGTTCTTCGCCTTTTGTAGTCATTTTGCAGATCATTTGTAGTTCCTTTGCAGATGACCTAGCAAAATCCCCGGTAGGCACTATAAAGCCCATCGTGCGTAATTCTGAACAGCGTTTCCAATAGCAACATTTAGGTTTGAAGGCCAAGCCTGTAATCACTCCTGCTTCCTCATCGGTCAGCCCTCGACCACCACGATATGCCTTCAACAAAACTGTCTGTTGAGAAGGCGCACGTTTAGATGCTCCCTTGGCTGCTTTCTTGCTTGTCACCGGGTCACTATTCCTAAACATCGGAATGATTATGGCTTCGGTTACTTCTTCTTTGTAGCCCCCCAATCCGTAAGACGGGTGGAACATTTGATTTTCTTTATCCTTCATAAAAAAGTTCTCCTTCAACTTTGATGATGATTTTGTTTTCCTTTTGTCTTGATGGCGCATGAAACGAGATCGTTGTTACATGATCTCCTGTGTCATCAGGAAACAAATTAGCATCAACCATCCCGTCAATCGCTGCTTTTACTGCTGGCATACAAGCTGCGGTGTCCTGTAATCGCCCCTTCAATTCGAGGGTGACTTCAACGGTCGCATCCGTCAATGGGCAACTAGGGCTGAGGGCGGCGAAATGCTCTCGCCACATTTTCGTGTTCTTGGCTCGTTCCCAACGGTTGCCAGCCCTTTCAGCGTTCACAGTCCAGGGTCGCATCCACACCTCAAAGGTATAGACCTGTCTGTAGTTGTGCATTGAATGGGTTACAACTGATTCCATATCTAAAGACTACTTTTCAGGTTTGCGTAGCAAGCCTTTACTCACAGCCTCAGCCGGGTTCGCATGAACATACTGATGGCAAGCAGTACACAACGCCAACAGGTTTGAAGGATCATGGCCGCCACCTTGGGAACGCCGTAACACATGATGCACGGCTTCAGCCTGACCAGTACAAACTTTCAGCCGGGCTTCGCATACCCCTTGACATCTTTCGGCAACGACCTTGCGCGACTTCACTAAAGCCCCATCAGTTTTCACACGTCGCTTTATCGGTTTGCGTTTGATCGGCTTATTTGACCTCTTCAGAGGTGTGCGCTTGAGAGGCTTTTTAGGCTTCAAGTTCGAGCATGGCTTTCCCCTGCTCCAACGCATCATTAGCCTGAGACACAAGTTCCTTCAAAGCTTCTCTGTCTAACGACTTCGCCATGCTGTCATACATCCTCAAAAAGTTTGAGCGCAAAACATCCACATTCTCCGACATACAGATGTCACGCCAACCAATAGCCTTCACCACAGCCGTTGTAGTCGCATGAGAGAACTCAGGAACGCCTCTCTGCCCCACTTCCCCAACCTGCCTCAAAACCTCCTGCCAAGCCACACCTGGCGTTGGAGAAACCGCCCCTGACATACGGCCAACAGCATTCAACACCTGAGCCGGGGAAGGAAAGAACTCGCATTCACGAACCAACTCTTTTGCCGCCGACATCACATCCGAGGCTGGCAAACCACTCAGAACATCGTGGAAAACTATCGCCGTCTGCTTCGTGACCTTTGCCTGAGGAAAAGCCGCAGCCATATAACCCAAAACTTCTGCTGTTTCATGTTTGTTCACGACTCCTCCAAGAAATCTCGAATACCGTCAAAGCCACGTGGCTCATTCTGCTGTTGTTCCCTCTGTGCCTGCAAACGCATCGTGTCATACTTTTCTCTGAGTTTCGCCGGGGAGAGGATGTTTGCTTTCCAAAAAGGGTTTGCTTGCGACCATCGAATACAAGCCTCCACCTGTTCTGCCGTGCGATTATCTAGTCGCATCAGGCGATCCATGTCGGCAATCCACTTCTCTGTGATCTTTGGGTGCTTACTTCCGTTATCAAAAATCAACCCTCCTAGCAAACGACAAAGCCGTGAGGCTTCAGAGGTGTTTAATAAGTACGGTTCTTGTATGGTTATGTATGGTTTGGGTGCATCTCCTGCACCCCGTTCTGTCGTCATATGCACCTCGTTCGGTATGAGATGCACCCCGTTCGTGTCGTCAGATGCACCCCGTTCATCAACGACCTGCTCCTCTTGCACCTCGTTACGAAGCCCCAAAGCCAAGTTCCAACCCTGAGGTCGGCGATCATGTCGAGGAATATAAGCTGCAACAATCCGGGGATCGCATCGGCTGATTACCCCTAATTCCTCCAACTCATCCAATTTCAGCCTGATAGCGCGTTCAGACAGCAACGTGTATCGCTGGATCGTGGCAACAGAGGGAAAGGCGGCCGTGCCATCAGGGTGAGCGTGATTAGCCAACGCCAATAGCACAAGTTTTTGGGTAGGAGACTGACATGGGGCATGATTCAATGCCCAAGAAAACGCCTCAACACTCACGCATACCCCTATTCAAAGACTTAAAAAACTTAGTGCGAAATCTAGTGCGAAATAGAGAGCCAGGGCTGGCGAATCCGACAAACGCCAACCCCGGCTCATTTACTGCGAATTACCTTCCGATCAAAAAGGCTCTTCGTCAGCAAAAATCTCAGCGACAGGCTGTGGGTTCATCAACGCATCAATGACCTGTGAAGCCTCTCGACTGTTCATATCTTTTGCTGATCCTATATCACGACCAACAACCCTTGAAGCGAACCCTGGAACATCAGGTATGGCGTTATCTTTCGCCAACTTGTTGATCAAGAACACCTGCTTTTCGGAAACAGGGTTACCTGCTGATGCTTGCTTGGCCGCAGGGCGCGCGACAGACGCATTAGAAGCCTGCTGAGGCTGGGCAGGAACATTTACTGCTGTTGCTCCCGGAAACGACTTAGTGATCGTCTGAACGCTCACACCACCACTTGCGTTGTCCTGCTTAGACCACAAATTGAGTGCAATTCCATAACGCATGGAACCGTTCCTCAACAGGTCGCCGATGAGTTCCTTCTCGTAGTCACCCTTGTCTGCCCTTGCTGAACCAACACAAATCA